CACATCAAGGTGGGCAGAGAGGATGGCACCCCCGTCTCTGATGATGACCTAAGACGGGTTCGCACAGTCTTTGACCCACGTACCAGTGACAGCAACACTGCCTATTTCACTGGGCAGGATGTTGATGTGGAGACACTGGAAGCCCACGAATTTGATTATGCAAAAATCCATGAGATGGATATGCGTAACCTGACCACTGCACTTGGCTTGCCAGTGGAGGCAGGCAATGTGGGCAGTGATGGCTTAGGCTCAGGCAAACCAGCAGAATTGCGTATGTCTCTGCTCAAGTTGTCTCTCAAGGCAACCCAGCGAACCTTTGCCAGTCAGTTTGTCGAAGAGATATTCCGGCCAGTCATCAAGAAATACACACCCTATGATCACACTCACCCCATGCACATCCACATTGGTGATCCTCTCGAGGATATGGAAGAGGTTGCAGACTTAATCACCAAGGTTGGTGGAGTGATGACCAACACCGAAAAGCGGGACAGATTGGACCTGCCTGAGCCAGAGGATGAAGAGCTGGCAGACTCATATCTGTCCCCTGCTGAGCAGGAAAAGCAGGATCAGCAGGATGCTGGGGGTGGCATTGCAGGCTTGCTCAATGAAGAGGGAGATGCAGATGCAGATGACAAGAGCCTAGCAGATATCCCTGACAAATACACTGATGGCACAGGCTTGAGCGAGGATGACTTTGTGCCAAATCAAGACATAGCAGACACAGTGGGTGGTGTGTTGGATTTTATCGATGAGCACGGGTTAGTCAATCCTGACAGCCAGCGAGAGGGAGCTGCCCGTGCAAACCAACTCAAAGAGCATGCAGCAGAGGATAAGCCACTGGCTGTTGACTTTTGGCAAGAAATCAGCAACTTTCATGCACGGCATCGAGCACAGGGGAATCACCAGTGTGATCAGGGGAGCCTGCCAGCCAAGGCAACAGAGATGGATAACAACCGCTTTGATGCCTGCTATTATGATGCAGGCTGGTTTTCTGACAAAACCTGGGGTGGCGATGCAGGCAAATCCCAGGCAGATAGGATCACGTCAGCCATC